ACGCACGGACTGCAGCGCCCCTACCTTCTCCGACTGCGGCCGGGACGGGACGTGGACGCAACCGATCGATGACGAGCTCACCGATTTGGCGGTGTGCCTGCCCGAGACGTTTCGGCAGTTCCGTGTCCGTCGACCGTCGGGCCGTCATCTGGAACGCTTTACGCCCGTCAATCTCGATGTAGCCCGATTCGCGTGCCACCGGGTTACGGAGTCACGTCACGCAGCAACGTCGGGGCCGTACCTCCAGGAACGATCGACACCGTCGCGGAGGCCATGTCTCCGACCGACTGCCCCATCGGCGAGTACGACTGGATCAGACCTGTCGCCGTGTACGCCGGGTTCGTTGTCGAGATTGCGTCCGAGGTGGGCTTGACGATCAACGCGACGGTCGTCCCGACGATGTCGAACAAGGTGTCGTCTACCTGCGACGATGCGTAGTCCTGCAAGAACGTGATCGACATGGACCAGTTCTTCAGCCCGCCGATCGCAGAACGGGTGTCGTCACCGAACACCGTGTCGTCCTGCGACTCGGCCTCGTACGAGACAGAGACTTGGTTGGAGTGGTCGGACAGATCGACCGCGTTGATGGTGATGCTTGCGTCTGTGAGAACGAACGTTGCCACGATGGCTCCTTCATGCAGAAACCCTGCCGGATGGCAGGGCGTAGTGGTTGGGTGGGTCTTGCCTGGTTGCTATCTGATGCCGACGACGACACCGAAGTTGAACGACGTGGCCGAGCCGGCGATTGTGTAGGTGACCCTCCACCAGTCGTCAGTGATCGGGCCGGCAAGTTCGAGCCATTCGGCTCCGACGTCAGCAGCCTGGGCGAACGTGAACCGTGTCGTCGCAGACGTAAACCCGGAGTTGTCGTCCGACTCGACCACAACATCCAACGTGTCAGACGCCGACGCGGCGACCACGTTCAGTGCCGCATAGACCTTCTCGCCAGTGATTGCAGCCCCGATCTGACGTCCGGTGCCGTTCCCTGTGGAGGTTCGTGCTGTGCCGGACGGGTTCAAGATCGTTCCGCGAACTAGCGGCGAACCGGACCGGCCCACCAGCGACAGGGACGATTCGGCCATACCGCCGATGGTCCCACCGACCGGCTGGTGGGACAGCGCGACAGACTGAAACGCATACCCCGTTTCGCCGTCTACGCCCGTGGGGGTGATCTGCATCACGGTGGGTCCGCCACCGACTGCGTCGAACACAGATCTGCCGGTCAGGTCGTCGTCGACGAACCCGCCCACGTCGGCAGCCACCGTCCACAGTCCGGCCTTGTTGCTGCGTGTCCCGCCAGAACCGAACGTCGTGTCGTCCTGGGCTTCTACCTCGTAGTTCACGGTGATCTGGTTCGACGCTGCTGTCAGGTCGACACCACCGAACAGGATGGTCGGGTCGGTCAGAACGAAAACGCTCACAGGTCACCTCCGTGGCTTCGTGACGAATGCTGCGCGAGGCCACGGTCGGTGCCCTCGTAGTCGCAGTCGTCGATCGGACATCTGTGGCTGTCAGGTGCGGCAGGTGAGAGGTGCCCTCCACGGACCAGCTGCCGTGCCTGGACCGGGTCGTCGATGACGACCGTTCCGCCAGGTTCAACTCCGGCGACCGTGTGTGCCCCTACGACGTCGAACTTCATATCAGTCTTTCCCTGCAGCGACAATGCGGTAGCGAAACTCGAGACCGATGTAGACCTGTTCTTGGTCGCCTGTCCCGAAACGGAAATCGACAGGTTCAGCAGACATTTCAAACAGGTCGTTGACTGTCCCGCCCAGAGTGGTGTCGCCGAGCATCGCGGTCCGTACCGACGATGTACCGGTCGCGTCAAGGAACGGTTCGAGGTTCTTTTCCGCGGACCGGTCCGACTGGCGTGACACCACAATCCACACGGACACTTCGTACGTGTCGGTGCCCCGTTGGAACGTTTCTGTCTTTGGACGTTCCGGCATGCCCACGATCCCGGCAGGTGGGGAGAACTGTCCAGGAACAAACGAAAACGTTCTCAGGCCAGAAATGGTGTCAAGTCGGGCTGCAAGTCCGGCACGGATCTGTCGGATGGTCGGGGCGGCCATCAGGCGAGCGCAAGTCCGGGGGCAACCCCGCCACGTCGGTACGGGTTCAACAGGACCTGTGCGTGGCCGTCCATGTAACGCGACGACATCCCCATCGTGGCACCATCCATCGTAATGATGGGGGCTGCACCTTCCTTCGCCGTTTTGAAGAACAACGTCGACAAACGGATCGTTGCCTGACGGACCGGTTTCGGTACCGAATCCCACCCGAAGTTGCCGACGACCTGCACCGCGGTCAAGTAGGGCGGGAAGCTGTAGTTACCGGCAGGACCCACCGAAATGTTGGTGTACGGACGTCCCGTGTTCGCCGCGTTGAAGGGTTCCAGCACGTAGTCGTCAGTCGTCCAGGTCGTGTCGAACGTTCCGTCCCCTGCGGTGTCCGTCTTCACCGACGTGACTGTGCGGAGGTCGTCGATCTGAACGGACCAAAGCGAATCTGCCGTGTACAAATAGGTCGCACTGTCCGACTGGTAGAAGAACCGTCCGCAGTATTCGTCGACGGCGCGGGACGCCGACTCGACAGCGAGCTCAACTTCGGCGTCGTCGCTGGTATCGGCAATAGATATGTAGCTCTTGACCTCTTCCAGCGTGGCGTAGCCGTTCGTGATCGCCATCAGGCAATCCCTTGGCGCAACACGTTCACGTCCTGTGTGGCTGCTGCCACAACGGCGTAGACGGCGTCCTCCTCGTTCGCGTCAAGACTGATGTTCTCGCCCGACGCGACAGGGAACCCGTCGGTGGTGTCCACAGAACCGCCGCCGAAGTACACGGTCGCCCCACCAGACGGGACCTTGACAACCATCGACTGGCCGATTCTGCCGCCTGGCGTGCCAGACACCAACGTCGGCGTGGACGAAACGGTGACTACTTCTGCGTTGACAGCCATCAGGCCACCATCCTCTGCTGGTCGTAGAACTCTTCGTCAAGGAACGTCGAGCCCTTGTCGTGGGTCGTTTTTACGGACGTGTCGACATGTAACGGCAGGTCGCAGCCTGCAACACGGACACAGAACGACAGGTCCTCTGAGAACGTCGTTCCGGTCGGATGTTTGATGGTGTCCCACCACACGTCGCCGTAGCGGTCACGGACAGCCTCGACGGCCGTGCGGTGGATCAGCACACACGCCGCGCCGGTCGCGGCGACCTTGACGACCTGGTCGCGGGGATAGTCGAACTGGGGGACGAACCCGACCCGGTCGGTCAAGTCGGCGAACTCGTAAAGGGTCGGGGTGGCCCGATATCGGATCCCGTAGAACGACGCACGTCCGTCGGTCTTCATCGCGAAACACAGTCCGCCGACCACGGGACGTTCCGTGGGGTGTGCCGACTCGATGAGTCGGTCGACGGTGTCAGCTGCGAACCCCATGTCCGAATCGATGCAAAACAGCCACTCGGCTGCAGATTCGTCCAAGAATGCTTTGGTGACCGCGTTTCGTCCGGCCACGATTCCGCCCGAACCGCATTCCTTACCCATTTTGCCGTGGGCATGGGACACGATCCGTTGACTGTTCGACAGGTCATAAAGAAGCATATCGGTCAACGACTCTGCGAAACAGGCCGAGTAGTGGCCGGGATGCAAGAACCCGACCGTCACTGTCCCGGCGTTCACTTCTTGCGGTTGACGTTGCGCTTCTCGCCGGGTGCAGCAGTTGCCCGCTCCACGTCAGCGACGAACGCCCACGGATACTCCTTGACCAACGGGTCGTCAGAGTCGTAGGCCCGGTCTTCGATGATGACCGACCGTGCGCCAGTCGGGTTGCCGTCGTCGTCGACGACGGTCGGGTCCACAACAGACACCGATTGTGTCGCACGGACGATAGTGGTGGTAGCCATGACATGCTCCTTGCTGTTCTTGCAGGGTGGGCAGGGTGTTGGAGGCGGCCGGCACCCTGCGGCCGGCCGCCTCCTTGTTGCCCTCGGCGTCAGGCCGAGGTCTTGTCCTGGAGCAGCCGGAACGCGTTGTCGTTCACGCTGTCAGCACCAGAACGGAAGTGCATGTACCAGCCGCGACGACCGTCAGGCAGGTTCGTGGAGGCGTTGAACAGGTGCGGAACGAACTCGATCGCGGTAGAACCCGGCTTGTCCACGATCACGTAGTTCGAGAAGTCCCCGAACACGATCTCGTTGTCCTTGACCGTTGTGGTCTGGGTGGACGGTGCGTCGTCCGACTCGACCAGCGGCCGGTTCAGGATCGTGCCCGCAGGCCCTTCGGACAGGTCGCCCGAGTAGGAAGCCGACACTGCAGTGCCGAGGTCGTGGATGTCGAGCGCGTACGTCGGGTTCATCAGCCAGGAACTGCGGCCACGGTGACGGACAGGCACGCTCGTGTAGAGCGTGTTCAAGTCGACCTTGCCGATGGTCGCTGCCGTGGTCGAGACGATCTCGACGTTCGTGTTCGCGTCGAGCGCAGTGAAGATCCCGGTCGGCTGACTTCCAGAA